CCCATAATATCCGCGTTCCCTGATAGTAGCTCGGACGGGACGGATGGGACGGGATGGACTGGGACGCCCGCCAGAGCTGGGAAGCCTGGACGGGACCAAACAAACAAATAATAATATTCTCTCTCAGGTTCCGAAACTGAGCCTGGGAGCCGGTCCCAGTTAGCCTGGAATCCCGTTATCGGACTTGTGGACTGATCACTTGACAACCCCCATACGTAGTGTATACTTATGGGACGCATGTTGATCAGGTCCGATAACTCTACGTCCCCCAGCCACTGGTTATCGGTCCTTTCATTTGCTTATCGGACTGTCCATGCTATAATGGTTATCGGACTTCCGATCCTGCTGGTTATCGGACTCTTCTGGGGGATGATAATCTTTATCAGTTATGAGACCATGGTTCCCGGACCTGGAGCTATCGGACAGGATCCAGCTGGACGGGATTCAAAAATTTCAAATAAAATTGAAGGCAACAACTATCAGGGGGGTGTTATAGGAGAAGAGGGGGGATCCAGACGGTCTCTCCACAAGGACAGGATGCAGATTACTGGACAGGATCCATAGATGGTGCATAATACCGGACAGGATATACATGAATAGGTCTCAAAGAATAGCAAAAAGTTTGAATAAAATTAATGAAACTTTCCATAGAGTCTTCGACTGGCTGACGTGTGAGGACCTTGGACGGGACTGGGATGGCATTGGAAACCCCTATGCTCAGAGTACACGTATTGCTGGACAGGATGGAGCTACTGGGGGACAGGATTCAGATATTGTCAAAAATTCTTGAATATTTGTCAGAAATTTAGAGTATTTGCTTGACTTGTAGGATCGTTTATAGGGCATCGGACATGAAATAGGCCCTCAGAGGTGTCTGAGAGCCTTAAAGTGTCTGTAAAGGCGTTTAAATGCTTTAGAAGGGGTGTTTGAGAGGGGTCTCTAACTCAAATCTTCTCAAATATTCTCAAAAATCTTCTACCCCCTTCACTCCTACAATTCTTTAAATTTACCCCTTTGAATCTTCCTCTACTGGCTTTATATTATCCATATCCTTTTTGTCTATGACATAAGCAGGTATGGTAGTTTTATCCTCTACATGATGTGCCTTCTTTATTCTGTTCAGGCCATCCGTGATGGAGATAGTCCCATCCTCTTGCTTTATTCCCAATACAGGAACACTAGTATCTGCATTTAACATTCTTTCCTTGTGTTCCTTATTGTCCATGTCATATTGCTTGTCCCACCATTCTAGGGCATCTGTATGCTTGATGGGCAATGCTTTTATTAATTTTGTATTCTTCTTGGCATAGGCGTAGATATCCCTCACGCGGTACTTCTTGCCTGTCTCGTCATTAACGGCAATCTGTTCGTCCCAATTTTCTACTTCTGTCAAATATTGCTTTTCAAGAAAATTTACTTTTTCTTGAAGTTGCTCGCAAAGATTTTTGTAGTAGTTTGCTAGGTAGTGCATAAAATTATTTAGTCCTTAAATTTTTCAATAAGTTGCGTTTGAACTGTGTGGTGGGACTTGAGATGGTTGTGAGAATGGGGCTTGGTATTGGCCTCTTCCTGCTTGAATGAATCTTCTCATGGCAGCAATGTCAGCAGGAACTGCTACAGCCTCTCCTGACTGTCTTTTTGCAAGGGCTTCTTGTCTTTCCCTTTCTCTGCGTGCAAGTTCCATTTGTCTGGCTGATGGTTGGGGTTCCATTGCAGCATCTACCCCTTTGAATTCGGGATCTTCTTCCTCTGACCAATTTCTCAATCCTGCTTCCTTGCCAAGTCCACTTACTTTGGTCATGTCGGCTACTACATCACCGATTGCTCTTGCGGTTTCTACATCTCCAGTCATGGCTGTATCACCTAATTTTGCCATGGCATTTTTTACTAAAGTTTGTCTTTTTCTTGCTCTTTCGGCCCATGGTGAATAACCAGAATTGATTCTTGCAGGCTCATTTCCTTCAACTGGTTCAAGTTCTCTCATCATCTCGGCCCCACCGATTCTTATCATTTCGTCTGGGCTACGAATATTTGCCTCCAAAATTTTAATTCTTTCTTGGAGTTGTTCGGAGAGATTCTTGTAGTATTGTGTTAGGTAGTGCATAAAATTATTTAGTCCTTAAATTTCATGAAACTTGTGGCAATGGTTGTCTTGGAATCAATCTTTGGTCAATCATTCTGTGTATATAGTCATCACTTCTTAAATTCAAGTTTTGTTTCAGACGATCAGCGTGAGCTTGAGTGAACTGTCTGTGTTTGACAACCTTCTCCACTGCTCCCGGTGCTTGTGATACCTGAGAATCTACTAGAGTATCAAAAACATTGTCCGGAATGACTCCATTTGCATGTCTTTCGTACCTGCCAAGAACTTCAAATGTAAAATCATGTTTTTGTTTTGAATTGGGACCACCGACGTTTTCATTTATGGGTGCGGCATTCATGGCTTTTATTACATGTTCTGGGGTAGACGAAGGATTTTGAATTATGCTGACAAGAGAATCCCTGAAATGTCGTCCAGGATTTCCATGAGGATTTTCCAAGGCTTGGTCAATATGTTCATGGGGTATTGCTGGATTTGTAAGTGCTGTGTCTCTGTGTCTTCTAAGATCTTCTGCACTTAAGTTCATGCCATTCCAACTATATTCTTTTCCACGTGGCGTATCTCTCTTGGGGAGAGCATCCGGTTTCATCAATGAATCGAACAAATGTGTTGGGAAATTCGGATTTTTCAAAGCACCTTGCAATATGTCACTATGAGAATCTGGGCGAGTCGCTTTTGGATCTTTCTTGTGCATTTCAAAAAAGTCTTCGATATGTTCTGCAGTCGTATTGGGATTTTGAAATGCACCCGGAACACCATTCTTTCTGGCATGTTCAAGAATGTCTTCCGGTGCGTTTGGATGCAGAGCTATGTTACTTCGCAAAGAATGCAAAGCCTGAGCTGAACGACGATGCATTTCTGGAATATTTTGCAGATGTGTCTCTGACGCTTGATATGCTGCTCTCAAATGTTCCGGTGTTATCATGCCTTTATATGAGATTTTTGAATCATAACTTGGTTTAAAATCCCATCCATGTATACCAACCAAAGCAGTTGCAACATTAATTGGATATTCTTGCGAACCACCCTCTACACCTTTTAGGTTTTTGAATATATGATCTAGATCTCCCTGTTGAAGATGTTTAGTCTCACCAACTACCGCTTTAATTGTAGCTTCGTTATTTGGATCCTTGTTTTTCAGTATATTCATTACATGTTCTCTGCTGAGACGACTTGCTAACCCAATTTTTACAGCAGCATGTGGAGAATGTTCGACTACATGGTTGACTTCTTCATCGGATAAACCACTAGCACCGTATCCATGATGAATTTTTGCCATGGCAGAAAAAACGGAAGGCATGGGTCTTGACCCGTGAATCTTTGCAAATTGATCTTTACTAACTGGTTGATCTTCCTCGTCCATGAATTGCTTGGATTCAAAATGAAGTTGGTATTTTTCATTTTTATGGGAAGGAGCCTTTGGAATAGCAATGTGTAATGGCCCATCTTCATTATAACTGTTAAATGCACCTGATGTGGTGCACCAACTAGTTCCATGACCAAAGTGACATGCAGCATCGGGAGTATGTGGAATAACAACATGCCAATGTTCATTTTCCGCAATTTTTGTATACTCACTTGGATGAATGCTTGTTGCGTTAAGTGGATCTGAATTGTTTACCGCTTTTTCAAGATCACCCAAATGTCTAAACTTAGCAAGAGATTCGGATTGCATTTTTCCTTCTTTTACTAATCTATGGAATCGCATGAGAGTTGGTTCAGCGCGGTGAAAGACATCCTCAATCCTGCCAATTCCCGTTGTCGCCCCTTCTTTATCAATATCTCCTTGAGCATATCTGGTTAGCATCCAGTTTATATGCTTGTTTCTCTCTGCCATTTCTTTTGGGTCATTTTTGTTTATGTGGTCGGGAACTCTATCAAAACCAAAGTGCTTCATTATGTAATCATGCATTTGATTTACATTGAAATTTGGTTTGTCAACTAATACATTTTTACCAGATTCATCTACATTGTGATTTTCAAGATTATGATGAAAAAAATCGTAATTTAATAATCCCGGATTCGTTGTTATTTGAGTTCGGAGTGGAACACCTCTTTTCTCATTCTCGTCCTGCATTCTTTTCAATATCTTCAAACCAAATTGTCTAATAATTTGATGCTGTTCTTTGCCCTCTAAAATCAGAGAAACAATTTGTAGTTCTTCAGATAGAAATTTTTTAAAAGTTTTCATGTTTAATTAAGTTAAATGAGTCTTGAATGCCTCATGTGCAGCAAGTCCAGCCTGATAATTTTCATCTTTCCATTGTGGATGCAGTTGTTCCCAAGGAACATTTATATTTACTGAAATTTCTTCCCCATTTTCATCGATGGCTGATTTCATTCTGGGTGTTCCCTTTCCACTCTTGGCTTCAAAGCCTTCTCTCCACTTTTCATGTGCAAGTCTCCCAAATTCATCGGCTACCAAATGAGAATGGGCTGCTTGGCGATCTTCCTCTGTTGTTAGGCGTTCCCCTGTAATGGGGTGAGTCATAGGAACCGGGGTGGAATTATGAATTTTTTGTATTATTCGTAAATGATCGATGTCCTTTTCTTGTTCTTCTCTTGGAAGAGCTGTGTATGGAACATGTAGATGTGCATTGTAATCCTGTTTTTCATTGTTTGGACGACTCATCCAAGCGTCATGAATGTCTGATGCTGCCTTGTGAATTGAGTGGGTCATGTCTGCACCCATTTCATATGTGTATGGATCTTTTCTGTAAGGCGCTTCAATTTCTTCTCTCAAAAATGTTTTGTTTTGAGTTCGTGGGAATCCCCCATAGACGATTCCTTCGATCAAAATTTTTGAATTCTTGTTTTGAGAGTATTTCATAAGATTATTTAGTCTCCTGTTCTTTATTGGCAGCATTTAATCTTTCGGTCTTTGCATACTTATATGTGGGGTTTACTTGGAGTCTTTGGCTTGCGGAATCAATTGCTTTGGAATAATTTGATTGCATCCAGCTTATTGGAATGTCCAACGCGGTTTTCAATGGTGTGCCACCAATGTATTGATTTAGTGTATTGTCGATGCCGATCAATTGATTTTGTTTGTCCAAGGCAGCGTCTTTTATGTCTTCATCTTCGAATTTTTGCAATGCTTGCTCTGGGTACTTCTTTGAATATTCATATTCAATCTGATTCATGTGCCTTCCGATGTCCCTGATTGTATTTCCCTTGGATACATCTGCGTCTTTTATTCCCATTGCCTCTCTTTCAAAGGCAACCCTTCTTCGGGCTTCGTCTGCTGCACTGAGGATTTTTTCTTCTTCTGAAATGAATTGTTTGAAAGTTTTCATATCAGTCCTTAAATTTTATTATTAATTTTTTGTTCCAAACTTTGATATTCTCTGCGTTTGGATATATCATCCATGCAACATCTAATATCTCCTGCTCTGATACTTTGTTTCTTGGTTGCTTGGTAGAATTTCCTACTGGTAGATTCCCTTGCATTCCGTTGTTGAAGTTGTATTCAGGTGCATTAGTGAAGTAGGGAATCTCCATGAGTATATCGTCTATGGGGACTATAAAAGTTTCACCCATTGTTGGTCTGGGGGTGAAGAAAAGTATTGCTGCGAAGATGTAAGGAATAAATTTTGTCATTGATTTTCCTTTATAGTTGCATTATGTAAATTTCTTAATTCACTTCCAATTTTTACTTTTGTTGGATTGGGGTGTACTTCTAAATTTACTCCCCGTGGCAATAAAATTTCATATTCTTTCGAATAGTCTGCAAGTTTGCTTCCTTTTGTGTGGCGAGCGTCTACTGGCATTACTCTTTGGCCTTTTGGAATGGTAATTCTTAAAATTTTGTGTTCTGCGGCTCTTTCCGACCATTCAGGGATTTCTTTGCCTGACGCAACTCCTACTGCAAATCTTGGATCCAAAGAGGTAGATAAAAATCCAGTATGCTTGGTTGATTTCCCATGAGGGGTGGCTCTGTAGACTGTCAACGGTTCTTCAAGTTCAATTCCATGTTCTTCAATAATTTTATCATAGTCCCTGATGAATTGATTCATAGAAGGGTTGGAAGTATTTCGCCCACGAAGATGGTCGTTTACTTCCATTGAAAACCCTCCCATCCACTCATCCATCATTTCTTTTGCGTCTGGAGTAAGGGGTTTTTGTTTTTTCAACAATCCATGAAATTTATCTTCCAAAGAGAAAGATTTGGTTTCCATCAAGTATTGTTTAAACTTTTTCATTCTTTGGTTGCATGGATTATTCCATGCTGAATTTTGGCGTTTGGGAATATTTTCTGTACTTCAGAAAGATGTGCTGCAGTTGGCATATTGTTCTGCCAAGAATCTGATTTTGTTTTCTTCCCAACTCCTGACCTGTCACCTTCGTATATTGATACGAATACTCTTCCACCGGGTTTGAGTGACTTGTGTGCTGTTCTCAATGCTTCTTCCCGGTACTCGGGTTCCTTGATGACATTCAGAACATTGAATAGAGAAGCAGTGTCTGCACCTTCTTCTCCAACGGTTTCCATTACTCTTTGATTGTGTTCCGGGGTTCGATTGAATGGATCAAATACATGAGCATCGACACCCAGACCTCTCAAAAAATCCACTGCGTTGTCAAACTTTCCACCACCGATATCTATGTGGGTAGTGCCTCTTTGCCAACCAATCTTCTTATGAATGGTTGAATAGGCTTCAGGAAGTTTGGTCTTGTTGATGCTGGTTGCTGCAGAACTGAACTCTTGGGCAGCTTCGAATAAAAATTGCTTGAAAGTTTTCATTTCTTCACTTCGTTGGCGTTTTCTTCTTGGGCAACGGATTCATCAGTTTCTTCCTCCGCTGGCTCGGTATCTTCGGGCTTCTTGAATCCCATAGGTTTGTCTAGGTAAACATCATAATTTTCTAGAAACTCCTTGAAGGTTTTCATCTGATGTCTCTAACAATTGCATCTGCAGTTCTGACAGCAGATTTTCTAACAACATCCTGCATTTCTCTTGCGTCACGAATTCTCTTGATCAAACCCCAACTTTCCGATGGTGGTCTGAATGTCTTGTAGGCTCGTCTACCGACATCTGCGGCGAATGAACTTACGTCTGAGCCTGCCTTTGTTCTTCCGATTTCTCTGCCAATTCTTGTTTCGATTGTTCCCAAATCATATTCGTCAACGGCAGGTGCTCCAACTTCATTAAATTTTGCAGGAGTGGAAGAAACTTCTGTTGCTGCAGCAGAAGGCATATGCTGAGAAATCAAGTGCTTGACGATCTTGTCAAAGCCCTTGTTGTCTCTCAATCTTTCAACTGCTCTCAATGCAATTTTGGCATGATCGGCAGACGCCATCTTTCCGTCTTTGACTCTTGCATCCATCAACACTCTTTCGATTGCATCCATTTCTTCCATTGTTGAGTCTGGGTGTATTTGTGCGGCTCTCATGTGAGTCAGCAAATCACCTCTTCTCAATGCTCTCTCTGAAGCTGGTGTGTGTTCTCCGTAGGCTCTTTGTTCTTGTTCAGCAGGAGATACGGCTGCTGTTTCAAGTGGAGAATAAACATTGAGTTCGTTCAGCAATTCTTGCTTTGTCTTGGCAATTCTTGGAAAACCCCCGTACATCATGCCTTCGACCAAAATTTTTGATTGCTTGTGTTCGTTTGAGTGTTGCATAATATTATTTATTTTCCTTGAATTTTATGGTTTGTCGTGATCTGGAACGACTATTTCGTTTTGACCTGTGGGAACTTTGACGGCAAAATCTCCTGCCTTCGCCAACATTTTTGCTCCACCCTTGATTCTCAATCCTGCAATCAATCCTTCGCCCGGTTGTGCATCGTTGTATACATGATCCAAATGTCTGTGGTCATGCAAATCACCATCAATAACTCTGAAACGTTTTCCCGTCTTTGAATCTACTACATGGGTTGGCAAGTCACCACCGGGTTTCCCGCCTCTTGCAGCAGGAACAGCAAAGACCATTGCCACGACTCCACCATTGTTCAAATGTTGTCTTGCATCTGACCAGTTTGAACCTTTATGTATGCCGGTCGATGAAAGAGTAAGGTGATAATTATCTGGAAGTTTCTTTGGAGTTCCATCTGGATTCAAAACTCTTCCAGCAATTTTTGTGTAATCATAGAATTGAACATCTTTATTTTCATGAAAAATTTCAGGATGTAATTTTTCATATGCAATGTCAGAAACAACATTCAATCTGACTGCTGCTCTTTTTCCCTGCTTTGCAGCAGATCTTGCGTGTGCAGCAATTTCATCATGAAGCATTCCCATAAAATGACCGGGATTGTCAATCATGAAATTTGTTTTGTTCAATCTTGCGTTTTGAGTGAATGTCATAGCTCCACGACCAGCCTTGTTCAAGCAAGCAGCCTTGCATTCTTGGGTTGCACAAGCACAAGTATTGATTCTGCCCGACTCATCTGATGGTGAAAGAGAAAGACCCTTTGTTATGTACGTAGGAACATTTTCTGCTTCTTTTGCAAGTTTAGGGTTGCTTCCTTCTTGGCCAAGAAGAATGCCTCTCTTTTTTCTTCCTTCTTTTGCCAATTTTTTTCTGTTGATGGGATCTTTTGCCTGATCAAATCCTCTTTTTATTGTGCCCCAACTGACTGATGTATCGACTTGAGGTAGGGAAATATTGGCTTCCGTCAAGAAATCAAAATATCTGTAAAATTTCATTGCCGATTCATCAAGTGCTTCATTCAAGAATTGTTTAAATTTGATCATGGTATTTCCCGTAAAGATATTTAGTTGACTGTAGATCGACTGCTGTTATAATATGGCCATGCGATATCTCTCTGTCTGCTCGGGTATTGAGGCCGCAACGGTTGCTTGGCATCCGTTTGGTTGGGTTCCGGTAGGGTTCAGCGAGATTGATAAGTTTCCTTCTGCTGTACTGGCCCACCATTACCCGACTGTTCCAAACTTTGGAGACATGAAAAATTATGAAAAATGGGAAATCAAAGAACAAGTTGACCTCCTCGTCGGGGGCACTCCGTGCCAGTCCTTCTCTTTGGCAGGATTCAGAGGAGGACTCTCCGACCCCCGTGGTGGACTCATGCTCACCTATCTTGAGATCGCTAGGAGTTATCGCCCCAAGTGGATCGTTTGGGAAAATGTCTCCGGTGTCTTGTCAAGCAACGGAGGAAGGGATTTTGGTACCTTCCTCGGGGCGTTGGGAGACTTGGGGTATGGGTGGGCCTACAGAGTCTTGGACGCTCAGTGGGTCAGAACACACGGGCATCCCTTTGCCGTCCCGCAGCGACGGCGACGTGTCTTCGTTGTCGGATGTCTTGGAAACCCAACCAGTGCCGCAAAAGTTCTTTTTGAGTCCCAAAGCCTGCAAAGGCATTCTAATCCGCGCAGAAAAGCGGGGGAAGATCCTACCAAAGATATTGCTAAGTGCCTTGCAGGAAGGCGCTGCGCAAGACTCAGAGAAGATGGAGACACTTACATCCCCGTCCCCTACGACCTGTTCAAGATCACAGAACCTCTGAACAAGCAGAGTCGTGGCTTTGGAGATCCTTGCCATACATTGGCAAGAGACAATGCTTCATTTGCTGCCATCGTAGATGTTCCCTGTTATGGTGGGAATGATCCTAGTTGTTCTGATACCGTGACCAGCAAGTGGGCAAAGGGATCTGGTGGTCCATCGGGTGATGAATGTGGTTTGTTTGTTTCTGTTCCGACAGCGCAGACCACAAGAGTCAGAAAATTGACTCCACGTGAATGTGAAAGACTTCAGGGATTCCCCGACGATTATACTTTAATTCCTTGGCGTGGAAAATCTGAGTGCCCTGATGGTCATCGTTATCGGGCTCTCGGAAACAGCATGGCAGTCAACTGCATGGAATGGATTGGCGAGAGAATTATTGCCAACAATGCTTGACTGAGCTGCGTATATGTGTATACTCTGACAGTCGAATGGACCAACATCCCCCACAAATTTATTGGTTTGCTCTTTGTGTGTTTCTTCCTGTGATAACCATATTTGTGGGGGATCTAATCATCTACTTTATTGAAAAAAGGAATCGCTATGACTAAAAAAATTGCAAAGAAGAAGGTCGCCGTCAAGTCCAACCCGCAGCCCATGATCCTCAAGGTATTCCCTTACAAGGGCGTATTGGGTGCAATGGTTGATGTTGCCATGGTTGCCATTCTGATGTCGGGTGCTCTGATGATGGCTGTATCGGCCATTCTGATGGCAGGCAAGATCACGATCACCGCAGGCAAGTGATGGAAAAGCATATTCTCGTTCTTGAGGATCTTGAGAAGCAGTACCCTCTGTGCTTCAAGCACAAGGGCTGTTGTATGCATTGGCTTGAGATCCAGCCCGGTTGGAACAAGATTATTACTATTCTTCTTTCAAGACTTGAAGATCACCTTGCTGCCAATCCTGAGAAGTTTGTAGACTGTGAGTTTCCATTCCGCATAGATCAGATAAAGGAGAAGTTTGGTACTCTGCGATTTTATGTGAGTGGAGCAGCAAGCGATGAGATGATGATGGATATTGACGATGCAGAGGTTCAGAGCGCCAATACTTGTGAAGTCTGTGCAAAGCGCGGAGTTGTCCATGTGTCTACGGGTGGCTTCTGGCTGAAGACTCTCTGCTCTGAGTGTGCAAAGGATGAATACATCCCCTACAACAGAAATATGATGCCATGAAGAAGATCAAGCCTGAAGATGTTGCAAGCGAACTGCGTCTACTTTCCAAGAACTGGTGTCTCAGTCCCGAAGTTATCAATATAATTTCTCACGGCTATGAAAGGATCTGTGAGTTGGAGCGTGAGCGCGACGAGGCGAGGCGGGAGGTGTGCAGGGATGAAGCGTATCGCCCTTCACCATCACCACCATGCACAGCAAATCAAGTTGCGAATCGGCGTGGTTGGGATTGCTTCAAGGAGGAATTCTTTGTTGGCGACGATGACCATGCAAAGATGGAAGCAGACTCAAACAACAAACTCTTTCGCACTACGGATATGGAGTAACGGGCATTAACTCAGCTTGGTAGAGTGCTTGCTTTGGGAGCAAGATGTCGTTGGTTCAAATCCAGCATGCCCGATTACTTGACAACATACATTGGTGAGGTATACTATAACTATGAAACAGCTTTTAAACAAACTAATGGTTCCTATGCTCATTCTCCTTGCCATCAACTTCGTTGGTTTTGTATTCCACAAGAACTATGAGGGTGCTGTGGTTGGAAGCGTAGTTGGAATGATTGTTGCTTTCCTTGCTCTTGAAATCAAGGCTAAGTACGAGTGAACTGGTCCCTTCGTCTAGTTGGTCTAGGACACGGCCCTTTCAAGGCCATAACATGGGTTCGAATCCCGTAGGGATCATTATGTCAGATAAAACTTTTTATGGAATGCCCATTGAGCGTTACAAGTGCCTTATGGAAGGCACAGGTCCTTGCATTCGTCTTTCTGAAGATGAGATGAAAGAAGGATGGCATTTCTGTGATGAATGGGATGATCTTCTTATTCATCCTGACTCTGATGAATTTCATTTTTGTTCATGTTCTCACATGAAAAAGTTTAAAACTCTTGAAAGAGAACAAGCATATCAAGATAGGTGGAATAAGCCAAATGAAGCCCTTGACAGGTTTGCTAATCTAGATGAAGAGCTGGGGTTACACTAATGACATTACCACACGAAGAATACCAAAGTTTGGTAGCAACAAAAAACTTTTTATATGATCTCTTGAATGCCGCACACACCCCCAAAGTTCCCTCTGAAATTAGAGAACGAGCAGCAAGAGTCTTGAAGCATTTTCCAATGCAACACAGGTTAAATGAAATTTATAAAGACCACGTTCAATCCAATCAGTCAATTCTTAAGGAATATAAAAATGGTGGAGGATGGGGGAAAGGAAAAGATGAATAACGAAAGAAAATATTTTACTTATTACGATGCTCTATTTGCATCCGCAATTTTATGTTTTACATTTTTTATGCAGTTGGTAATATTTGAAAGATTAGAAGATAGGGTCAAGGAACTAGAAAAGAAAGTAATGATAAATGAGTAAGCCATTCGGATATTCCTATTATTTGGATATGTATAATTGTCGTGTTGGTGCAGCAGATGATCTAGAACTACACTACCGCTTTCTTGAACGAGTTGTTGATAAGATCGGTATGACCCGCATGAGTCAGCCTATTGTCATTCACGGCCCTACAAAAGATGGAAAAGAACTTTATCCTGATAAATTGGGTGTCAGTGCTTGGGTTCCTCTGATTGAAAGTGGTATTCAAATCCATTCAATCGAACCAAGCCGTTTCATTACTCTTGATGTATACTCCTGCAATAAATTTGACAAGATGATTGTTCTTGATTATGCAAGAGAATGCTTTGGTTTTAATCGCCACGAAGAGCATTTCTTTGTTCGTGGTATGGGGTATGGAAATATTGGATGAATATGGAAACCCGCAACCTTATTGATCACTATAAATATTGGACAGATGACGCGATCAGAGCTGATCTTGAGACTAAGCGCCATAACTTTTCTGTTATCTGCTGCAACATTGGTAACGATTTTAATATTGCAACCATTATACGGAATGCTAATGCGTTTCTGGCGAAAGAAGTAGTAATCTATGGGAATAAGAAATACGATAGGCGAGGGACTGTCGGTACTCATCACTACACAAACTTCCGTCATGTCAAAAGCATTGACAATCTCGGCTCCTACATTGAAGAAATTGTTTCCCAGTATGAAGGCAAGGTTAAACTATTGGGAATTGATAATGTTTGTGAAGCAAAAGACATAAATGCATTTGACTTTGACCCAAATGTGCATTATATTATGATCTTTGGGCAGGAGCAAATTGGAGTTCCTGCAAATGTTCTAGATATGTGTGATGATCTTCTTTACATTCCTCAGTATGGTTCTGTAAGAAGTATCAATGTTGGTACTGCCTCTGGCATCATAATGAACAATTATTGTGCCAAGGTTCACTCCCTTGTGAGGTAACGGTAGCCTATTAGACTTTGATTCTAAGTGTAAACGTTCGAATCGTTTCAAGGGAATTTAGTAGTATTTCTCACCGTCAAAACTTTATGTTACCTAAATATATACATGAAGAAAAAACATTCTCCAATATGGAAAATATCAAAAGATAGTTTAGAAAATATTGTAAAAAATTGTTCAACTGTTTCTTGTATACTATTACATTTTGGTTTATCTAATAAGGGTGGAAACTATAAAACATTAAAATCTAGACTGGAAGCTGATAATATAGATTTTAGTCATATTCAATTGGGAATTGGTGCAAATAAAAATAAAACATGGATTACAAAAACAAGAACTCCCTTTGATCAAATGTTTTGTCAAAATTCAATATTTACAAGAAATTCAATAAGAAAAAGAATTTTGATCGATAAATTAATAGAACAAAAATGTGCTTTATGTAATTTACATAATGAATGGAATGGAAAAACTTTATCTCTTCATTTAGATCACATAAATGGAGATGGTACTGATAATCGTATAAACAATTTAAGATTTTTGTGTCCAAATTGCCATTCACAAACCGATACTTACGCTGGGAAAAAATTTAAAAAATATAATCTATGTCCGTCTTGTAATTGTCGTATTCATCATAAATCAAAACTATGTAAAAAATGTTCTTCAAGTATTAGAAATAAAAAATTTGAAGTAACAAAAGAAGAATTAGAAACATTAGTAAAAAATAAACCATTTACACAAATTGGAAAACTTTTTAATGTTTCAGATAATGCTATAAGAAAACGATGTAAAGTTTTAGGAATTCAAATATGAAAGACAAACAAATGAAACCAGTAGGCAAATGGATACTCGCAAAATCTTTGATTGGTGGTCAAAAGACCACTACAGCAGGGATCATATACAACGAGAAGTCATCCTCAAAAATCATTCCTGCAAAGGTAGAGTCAATCGGTAATAAACTCACCGAAGACATTCAGGTTGGCGATGTAATCTGGTGGGATGTCAGCAAGATCAAGGATGGTTACGCTGGTAACCATGTAGTTCATCAAGATTGGGTTTCATTCGTAGAGAGATAATTATGGCAAAAAAGAAAATTAAAAAAATCGTCACAAAAACAATTCCTTGGAAGATCGCACCATTCTTCATTGACATGGATGAAAAACAATTCCAAGAAAGAATTAGTTTCATGCCTGTCAAAATTCTTCTGAACGAGTATGCAAATGCTTGTGAAGAGATTGGCAAGATCATTGCCAAGTTTCCAGACAAGTACTATGACAAGAAAGAATATCTTGACATCTCAGCCCGTGCATACGATATCAAGATGCAAGTGATGAAGAGATTCCATGATCTTGAAGATCATGTTGAAATTATGGATTATTATCGTCACTCAGATTGCTAAAAGAAACAACCCCGCACTTCACGGGGTTGTCGGCCTAAGAATACTCTTCCTAGGGTATTAGTCTTTCTTTTTCTTCTTAGACAACTTGCGAAGGGTGAGTGCAAGTCTGGCTCTCTTGCCTGTCTTGCCACTCTTCTCTGCAGCTTTCTCAAGCTTCGATGTGGAAATGTTCTTCCCTTCCTTGGTCTTGAGAGTTTTGCGGAGTGATCCTTCCTTCTCAATGGCTGCTTGAATCCACTTCTTCTTCTCAAGAAGAACTTCTTCATTCAGGTCAAAGTCCTCGTCTTCAAAGAGATTGTCAATGATGTCATAGGCGATTTCAAGTTCCTCTGTTAGGGCTTGAACGGTGTAGACGAGTTCGTTGAGATGCTTGATGTAAGGGTCCATAATAATAATTAGCCTAAGTTATATTCACTAGCAATTTGTTCTTCTACGCCAAAGGCTGGGAAATGAGTTTTAAAGAATTCATGTGCTGCTTTTGCTTCTTTATAAAATTGGTGTTCTGGTCCATAACCTTCCACTTTGCCTTTTGGATGTTTTTGTAAAGTTTCTAAATGTCGTAAAGCTTCTTGTCTGATTTCATCTGGAACACCTCTTGGTCCACCTTTATCTTGACCAGCCATTAAAGGATGGCTAGGACCAGATAAGAGTTTATACATCTCATCCATGCCAACTGTTGCTGGGTTATCTTCGTTTTCTGCTCTTTCTTTTGAATTTGCTGGAATAATATATTGAGCTTCATTTAACTTGGTGCGTGGAAATCCACCAAATATCAAATTTTCAGAAAGTTGAACTCGGGTGCCTTGATCTCTGAATGACTTTTTGTTCATGGGATTCATTTCTTCTAGTTTATTCAATACCTTTTCAACCAAATCTGATTTTTCAATCTTGCTTGCCAAGGAGCGAATGCTTGGGCTGTTGTTGTTTACATTTCCACCGATTCTGTCAAGAGCTTCTTCAATCTTCTCTCCCTTGGCCTTCTTGATGGCACGATCTCTTGAACCTAGGTATTCGTCCTCTGAAGACTCTACCTTTCCGTCCTTGTCATAATCCTTATTGGCCATTTTCTTCTTCTTGTGATGCTTCATTTCCTTCTCAAGAAGGTCGATGCGTTGAAGTAGTTGTTCGATTAGATCTCTGTTTAAGTCGCTCATAATATTATTTATTAATTTTTAAGGCTTAGATTTTCGTCTTGTGTGCTGAGAATGTAATCATTCACTTTATCCAAGTATCCACGATTTCGAAGTTCCTTGAATACCAAATTTTCAACTGAAAATTCTCCTGCTTTCTTTAGGCCCGCAGATCTCATTGTACGGAACTTTTCCTTCAATTTTGTGAAAGATTCGTCACTTGCTTTGGAAGAAATCATACCCTCAATTTTATGAATAAGTTCATTTACTTTCAATGAAATTTCAGGATCTTCCAAATTTACTTCTTCTTGTTTGGGTTCCTTGAGCCATTCGTTCTGTGTGAGGCTGTAGGAACCTTGGTTGGCTGGAACTTGCTCTGAGATGTCTTGAGCATAGATCTCAACATCATGGGTGTAGATCTTTATGTCGTGTGAATGTGCCCATAGTTGCTTCTTGTCTTTGAGGTATTCATCAAGTATTTCTGGGCAGTCTGCAATCTTTGACTTGTCTACAAGAACATGGAGGTCTATGTCAGAATATGGTGTGTAGTTGAAGTTTGCATTTCCTCCAACAACCAATACATCCTCTATGGCTTCTGAAGGAATCTTTGCAAACTTTGCCCATACATCGGCTATTTGAAGAAGTTTATTTTTTACTTCTTCCTTTAGTTTGTTGTTTTCCCAAAGATTTGGATTCAGTTGGTCGTGATATTGAAGAGTGAGTTGAGAAGTCTCTTCAAGAAACTCTTTGAGTGATTTTCTTTTCTTTTGAGAAATATGAATAGCAGTCAGTTGCTTATCTGCTTGTTGTTTGGTTTCATGGGTTCCAAGGACTTTTTCTCCTTCGGAATCCATTACAACGAACTTATTTCCTCTTTTGACGATCATGAAGATATTTATTACAAAATTGTTATCGGCACATGAGCCAAAGTTGGTCCTGTGGTGGAAATCCAAGTTCCATAAGGTCCATTTAAACTATCTAAAGTAATACCATTTACTAAAACTCTGCTTCCACTTACTCCTACAGTGATTCTCCACCACCAAGTTATACCCTTTGGTCCGGGTGCACCAGATGCAACATATTTTGCCAAATAATCAATTCTTGAAGTCTCTGCGGTTGTTAATGTGAATCCTTTAATTTTATCATTGACATCATGAATGACACTATCTAAATCTTTATATTCTTGAATATAGGTAGTATATCCAGCATCAAAATAACTTTGATTACTTAAATTTTCATATGAAAATACCGTTCCGGGCCATAATGAAATTGATGGGATACCGTGTAATAATAAATGTCTTATAAATTCATAATAATAAGCAGAATTTCCACCAGCGATTGTAAATGTACATCCTTGTTTTGGATTATAACCTTGTTTTGTGTCTGACCAACCAATATTGGGTCTGGTAACAGTTTGTCCAACTAAATTATCACCGGGCCAAGAAACATTTCCTATCCAAGGAATAATTGGTGTTGTTGGACTGGCTCTTTTTATTCCTCTTAAATTTTGAATCTCCGTACTAAAGGCAAGCCAACCATCATTTGGTAAATTTATAGAAGCATCAGTTGAAAAAGATCCACCTCTTGCTGAATATTCAGTAGGTTCTGTAACACCAGTTTCTAATTGAGAACCCCAAATATATAATTCTCTTCCACCCGAATTTCCATACATTACTCTTTGATATGCTGCTCCTGTTGTTTCATACGTTGGTGATGCTGTATTTGAATGCCCGAGGTATAAACTCAATTCATAAGATGATGCGGTGTAACCTTGAATATTCATCCAACAACGATACCAACTGTTTCCAGCTAAAGTAATTCCCCAAGAATAAGAACCCCCAGAAAGATTAAAACCAACTTTTGAATTAGCAACCGTTCCACCTTTAATATCAAATACAACAGTACCAGCAAAAAGTCTGGAACCACCACCATGAACCCAAGTCATCACACCCCATGTTGCACCATTTGTCAATCCAGATTTAAAATAAGTCGATAAAGTATGTGATGTACTTCCAGCTATATTGTAATTGTTACCTACATAGCCAGTATCATATGAAATATAATGGTCCAACATACTAGATGAATTAGTAGTTGCACCATCAATTAAATTATAAGACCTAAAAGTATCCAAAGGATCTTGAATTCCTTTATTAAGCAATGATGTTCCAGATCTAAATGTAGTGATTCCAGTTGCATCACCTTTGTACCATGGTGGTGTGATATCATAATTTTCACTAATTAATAATTTATTAGTCTGGGCAGGATCTAGAATATATCTTTGATATTCATCAGTATATCTTGTATCTATAGCCCATAAACTTATTCCATTTACTGAATTTGTAGCGTATAAAACTGGTGCCGATGAATTGGTTACAGGTTCTCTTCTCAAGAAAGATGGTCCAGTACCCGGTCCATCAAAATAATTTTTATCACTATAAAATTCACCATAATCAGCAAAATATGCATTTGGATAATATTGTTGCAACGATGGTTTTAAAAATTGATTTGCTGCTCTTGCTGCATAAGAATGTGATATTGCTTGCCAAGCATATCCCACTTTACTAAAATATAAATCAGTAAAGTTGGAATCTAATGTTATCCCACTCTCAATAATCATTTCTGATATAGCAGACAACCCATACCAAGATTGATAATATCTTGCATCAGACTTTATTGTATTTTGAAAATGAATTGGATCAACTGCAAAATTATTAGAAGGTGCAACAGGCAAGAAATCAAATACTACACCTTCTCTATCTGAAAGAATATAATTTAATTCTGATAATGTATTTCCAAGATAACTAAAAAATTGAGTAAACGCAGATAATCCTGCACTTATTCCAGCAACAGGCCATAAACTTGGATAATATCCAGTTGTGCCAGTAAGTGAAAAATTATTTGAATAAAATTTCCATGTTCCTTTCATTCCTGTTGTGCCAGTACCCAAACGATCCTCTACAAAAGAATCAAAAGGAAATATATCATAACCATAAGGACGAATTGATTTTCTATTAGAGGGTAAACCTTTTAATAATTTAACATTATTAGACATTACCTGATCTTGATTTATATCATAATTATTCCAAAAAACACCACCAAGTTCTACAGCATTATCTTTGGTTGGCCTAGAACCATCAAATTTATATACTTGCGTTAATACTTGCGGCCAAATATAAGTCATGCCTTGTTGAGGAGTGAAATTCCAAAATAAATTATCATGGGATTGAGTAGTTTCATAGTTATATGAATCTAAAATATTTGGACTATAAGTAGATGGTCCAGTTCCAATTTCTAATTGTAAACCCCATATTGCAAAAGTATGACCAGTTGCTTTTATTTGAGAACTGGCGCTAGAATCACTTAATAAAAAATATCCAAGCGCATAACTGATTCCCGGTGGAAAATAAAGATTATATGCTAGTCTTTGCCAAGAGGTTAGTCCAACACCTAAAGACAATCCTGAATTATTTGTAGAAACAGGAAGGATTTGTGTAGTTGCTATACTTGTCCCGAAAAAGGCTGTTGGAGATGTCGCCCCACGCCAATCCATTTTTATATGATTAGAATTGGTCCATCCAGCACAATTACCAAGAATTAAAGGCGCAGAACCCAAATCATAATTTAAGTAAAATGAAAATGTATAAGTTGAACCAGAAGTTACTCCAATTCGTGTTTTGGCATATCCTTTTGTGTCACTACCAGTAAGAGTTTGTGGAAAGGAAACACCAGTAGTAAATGGCTTTAACCATTGTAATGACGCGGTTGTATCTCCTATTGGACTCGTAATTCCCTTAGAAACAAAAAGACTTGAATTATTTACTTGGTCCCAAATTGTATCATAAATTAATTTTATTGGTGCCTGACTAGGCATTAATAAATTTGTTAAAGATTCGGTGCTGTAATTTGAATAAATAATTTCTGAACCACCAGTAACATAAGTGGAGGGCCAATATTCTGAAAATATATAAATTACTGGTCTTGTTTCATCTGAAAGAGTTATTTTTGTAACCGGGCCTGTAATAGATGAAGATCCAAATCCATTAAAGGCCCATATTATGAATCCATATGTACTTCCGGGTGTTAGAGATGTGAAGATATATGAAGTTGTCCCAGTTCCCGAATTTGCCGAGACTGTGGCTCCAAAAGTGTAGGTGTTGCCTTCAAATATTATAGAGGACATTCTAAGTTATTTAGAATTTAAATCATGGATAATCAGTAGAAGGTGGAACTATACCATCACCATTGTTTAGCCAACCAATTTGTGTTACACCACCTAAAGCAAATTGTCTGGTGATATCGTTACTAAAAACTTTATCAAAATATCTAACACGAACCATAGTTCCTTCATTTGGAAAATTAAAAGATGAGATTATTGTAAGAGGTGTTATATTTTGAGCAATACTTTTTATTCTACTGTTTGCTCCCCATTTATAACCATAAGGAGACCAAGAGAAGAACCATTTGTGTTGTGTATCCCTTGCATGATATCTATTTTTATAACACCAACTAAAACCATTTGAACGGTTAACACTTCCATCTCCTGATTGATATAAGAAAGAATCAGTTCTTGGACCAATCCAATGATTTCCAGGTATTGTACTTGAGGCAGCAGTAAATCCAAATATGGTAAACCGACCACCAGAATTAAAGTTCATATTTTCTTCTTCAATTAAAAGAGTTCCATATGTAGCACCAATCCAAGTAGTGGCACCAACAAATGCCAATGAATCTGCAGATCTTGTTACAGTAGTAGATTCTGTTTTTATGTACGATGTTTCCTGATTGAATCCATACATGTCTGGGTTTTCTGTTCTAACCAAATCATTTGGATTTGTTCCCGTTTTACTATTTTCAAGTTGTGCACCCCAAATCATTACTGAATCATTTGTATTCCCCAATCTAAATCCAACCCGATGACCAAAATAGCAATTTCCATTAAAAATTGGTCCAAAATAAACTCGGTTCCAAGAACCACTTAGTTTTGAAACACTATTCCATAAAGTACCACCATCTACTGTATAAGAAAGACTTTCTGTTCCTGTTATACCTTTGCACCAGAAACTTAAAATTTTTGGATTTGTTGTGTTTCCAACTGCACTTGAAGAAATTAGAGTTGCATTTGCCCCAGTTGCTGTAAATCTTATTGCGCTAAGATCCAAGGATGGGGATGTATTTCCAGAAACACCTACAAGATTTGTATAAATCCAGTTGTTTTGTATACCACCAGTTGATGCAAAAGACTCACTCCAGTTTAATTGATTGGCAACAGATGCTTCTATTAATAATCCACGCTTTGTCAAAGTAACTGGATCATAATGGAATCTTGGTACATTTGATCCAGCGAATAACAAATAACCACTTGGACCAATATAGGATGCTGTTCCACCTCTGCTGAATGAAAGAGAATTTCCGGTCAAATCTGCCAAAGAATTCATTTGTAGGAAATTAAAGTCTCTGACAGCAGTAATTCCAGTGGGTTCTGATGGAGGAATTGGCTGTGTCGATGTTATGGAAACTCCAGCCAAGGTTGGTCCAGTTGTTCCAAACCACATTCCAACACTTCCATTTGCATCAGGTAAAGTCATTCCGTTTACATATAATGTGTAACCATTTTGGGCAGTAATTCTCCACCACCAAGTTTGTCCTCTTGTGTCTGGTGCAGCAGATGCAAAATATGGCAAAGACCAATTCCATTTATCAGTTGCACCAGCAGTAGTAAGTGTGAATCCTCCTATTTTTTGATGAACATCATGTAAAGTTTCATTTAGTAATTTATATTCATCCAAGAAACCAGTGAAACCATTTGTTAATGTTAGATTTTGTTTTGCCGCACCCAAAGCATCTTGTCCAGCAAATCCTATGTTTATGGCACCGGGATATGAATTATCTATGAAGGAAAAAGCATTAAACCAACCAAATGCCTTTGTTCCCAATAAGCAACAATGACGAATCATTTCATAAAAATATGCACTGTTTCCCGCTCTATCTGTTAGATATAGAGCAAGTTTGGGATTATAACCAATTTTTACATCAGCAAAACCACATGGAGACCATTTTGATACTTGTATTTTATTTTGTTCAGATACAATTGGAGTCATTGATATAACTGAAATATTTGATGGTGAAGATTCTATTTCAAATGATGGGTCTGCAATAAACATTGTCAATGTCAATCCACTTGTAGTGGATTCATCAATAACTGAAACCTCTAAAGTTGGATTAAAGATATCATCATTTTTGGGATCTGGAGAAGGAAGATTAAATTTAAATTCAACCTTTGTCCAATCCGATGTACCCGGTGGATAATATATTGGACCAGTGTTATAAAATGGACCTGTGGCAGATGGTAATGATTGATAATATGTTATTCCAGTCGGTATGCCATAATTATTTTTGGTATAATTATTGAAACCTGCTGCAAAACCAGTGTAACCACATCCTAGATTTACATAGTAAGAAAATACATAAGTAATTCCGCTTGTTAACCCATTGTATACATAATACAGAGACTTTACTGCAGATGTAGTACCAGAAACGATTCTTATTCCTCCAGTTGAACTTAAAGGACCACTAAAGCCGCTTGTTTCTGAACTAATGTTTCTGAATCTCCATCGATTGTGTGCAGCGACAGCTGGCATTTGCGTGTTACTTTTTAGCCACGGAGCTTCATATTTATATATTGAACCATAGTTCAAATTATATTGACCTGCTTGCATTACGGAAGGAATCCATGGAGTTATTGGTGAATTTGGAGCATTTCTTTTTGCTTCTTTCATTTCTGAAACAACAGAAATAAAACTACTCCAAGGCCCTGAAGTAAAAAATTTATCAAGTAGTGAATTTTTATATGAAAAAGTTCTGTTAAAAATTACAGTGGGATCTAAAGCTGATACGGCTGGTGTATCCTGAGAAAAATCGTAATTTAATTGTTCTACCAACGGTCCATTGGTAAACCAACCATATATCACAGGAGATTGTGCATTACCAGATATTGCACGGTTTTCTAAACTTTCTGGGCTAGCATATTCACCCAAATAATTAAAAGAATTATAAGTTGTTTTTGGTAGTGTAATCCAGTCATTATAATTGCTCACTGCGCTATCAGAATTATAATTTAACAATTCAGGTAAAAATGCTTGTTCAAAAGCTTTATTTTTATATCGATTCCAAGCAGCCAACCAAGCAATACGATTTGTAGATGCCTCTGCAGAATCACCAAGAAAATTATATGATGTGTTACCACCTTCAAAAAGATAATAATCTAACCAAGAAGATAATCCTCTCCACCCGCTTGTATAAAATGTTCCTCCTGTTACACAGTTAACGAGAGGTGAAGAAATATTTCCATTTTCATCTTTAAAATATACTTCTTCTCCTTCTTGGTCAATCATAATATATTGTAAAGTCGCCCCCTGCTGTGACATACTCTCAGCTACTTGTCTAACATATTCGCTAGTATAAGAAATTCCAAAATCTGGCCAAAATCCCAAATAACTATTTGGTTTTACAAAAGCACCACCCGTAATACCAAACATAGTCATACCATTTCCAAGAAGTATTGTTGCGTCTTCAGCAAATAACCATAAACGAGAACCATTATAAGCAAACGGTTGAATTGCTCGTTTTTCTTTTGGCAACAATTTCATTATTTCAATATCTGTGTAGGCTGGATCTGATAAAGTTATTCCACTTCTTGCAGCCAATTCAAAATAATTTCCATTCAAACCTGCACTAAAAAATGGAGCAGTATACGTATTTCCAGAACTTACAATATAATTTAATCTATTTTGATAAGAAACATCATATAAAGTATTTCCGAATGAATCATAGTAATAAGTTTTTGTTGAAACTGTTCTTGAAACAGGATTATCTATAGTAGGATTATATGGTGTTGGTCCGGTGCTCATAATTTAGTCCTATTTATTCCGCTAATTCTAATTGTGGTCCCCAGAAATATCTAGCTGCAGTACCTAAACCAAAATCCGCTCCTCTTACTACACTCATGATACCCATAACTAAACGAGATCCATCTGAATATCCAGATATTGTATTAAATTCCCAAGCAAACCGTGTCCAACCTGTAGCAGAACCAATTTGTGTTATGTTTGATCCTCCGGTGACCATAGATCCAACAACAGGAAGAATTTGTCGGAATGGTTGGAATCTTATGGAAGGTAAGATTCCACCTTCCCAATACATTCCTCCCAAACCTATAAAGGTTCCAGTGTTTCCTCTTGACAAATCATAATAATACGAAAGATAATAAGTTTTTCCTGTGTCTAGGGACATTCTCTTTAGTAATCCCCATCCTGTCGCAGAACTACTAGTAAATTGCCATGCAGTTGTAGAGCCATCTGGAGCACTGAATCCACTTGTTATGCTCATAGGTGGTGTAATTGTAGGTGGTGCGGGTTCCCAGCCGTATTGTATTGGTGGGCCACCAATAGTAAATGGAATTAAATTCTCACTAGACATGAACAAATTTTGATTCTCTAAATCATATGGATCAACATAAACAGTTGTTGTTGCAATAGGTTCATATGGGGAATTCCACTCTAATGCAGAAATCAATGGACGAATTTCTTCTGGAGTTTCCGATAAAGTTTTAATTATTGAAGGACCAACAAAATTTGAGAACCCAAAATCATTAAAGGCTCTTAAAATAAATCCAAATGTAGACCCAGAACTCAATCCACCAAATACATGTGAAGTCGTCCCAGTTCCCGGATTTGCGGCAACTGTGGCTCCAAAGGTATATGTGTTCCCGTTAAAAAATACACTAGACATTTCAGGTTATTCCTCTGTAGTAAATCAGGAATCCATCTTCATTGGTAGATGTATCTGTCCACTGCAGAGTTACTGTGCTGTCTGTGGCTGAAAGTGCAGTGAATCCTGTTGGAGCAGATGGTGTTGTTCCTGCTGGCAAGGTAATTGTACTTGTTGCACCCGATAGAGCAGAAGTACCACCCACATTGAATGCTTCAATCTTATAGAAATAAGTTGTTCCTGCTGATAGACCACTGTTGGTGAAGCCAGTTACATCAGAACCCAATGTTGTGATTCCAGTATAACTTACATCATTCAATGAGCGATATAGGTTATATCCAGTTTCATTTGCAACATTTGTCCAATTTATATTAATTTGTGAGGAAGATCCTGCTAAAATTGATGTAAATGCTGGGGTTGCAGGAACAGTAGGATATGTGACTGCAGATGTTGGTCCTGCAAATCCTGAAGTTGCACCTGGCTTGAAGGCTCTTACTCTATAGAAGTAAGTTGATCCTGCAGACAATCCACGATCACTGTGGACTGTGGTATTAGCTGGAAGTAATGTGATTCCACTATAAACACCACCTAGAGTTGTAGAACGCTCTACGGAGAATCCAGTTTCATCTGTGCTGTTATCTTGCCAATAAAGATTTATTTGAGAAGTAAGACCTTGGAACGGTCTTTCGGAGAACGAACCACCTGTTGCTGCAAGATATTCTGTTGGATAAGGGTTTCTTTCGAATTGAGCGCCCCAAGCGTAGATAGAATCCCCTGTAACTGCACTTGGAATAGATCCATCGTAGAAGTTTACAGTCAAACGCAATAGAACATCTGTGTATGTTCCACCCGATCCTGTAACACCCCATGGTGAAGTATTGTTCCAAGCAACTCTTGTCCATTCTGTCTTGCTAAGTCCTACTACACCATTCCAGTGTGACTCACCAACTGAACTTGTAACAACAGTTCCGGGACCACTCAAAATTTTGAGTGTAGATGGAATTACATTTTGGTTAGTACCAGCTCGTACAACAACATTTATTCCACCAATGGTAGCAGTTTTTCCACGGAGCCATACTGAACCACTCCAGTAATCATTTGCGGTGATACCGGGTTCAGAGACTATACTATGAATGCCACCTATTACAACAGGTGAATTTACTGTCAAAAGTGCTGCGCCTGTAGTTCCATTTGGTGCAAGAATAGAATTATCAATGCTTACTGTGGTAGACGATCCACCAGATGCAGCAGTCCATCCACCATTAGCCAAAGATACTGCTGTGGTAAATCCTTCAGTATATCTTAAGAAGTTTTTAGTTGCTGGTACCGAGGAATATGCTGAAAGCAATGTTGGTGCTGCAATTGTTATTCCAAGAGTTGTTGCAGATTCTGGACCAGCGAATCCTGAAGTTCCTCCGGTATTTGCAGCATTTACTCTGTAGAAATAAGTGGTTCCAGCGCTCAAACCTGTGTTCAAGTAGGTTGTAGATCCTGCGGGGAGCGTGATTCCGAATGGATATGAAACCCCATCTGTTGATCGGAAAAGATTGAAAAATTGTTCGTTTGTGGAGTTGTCTGTCCAAGAAACTTGAATTTGTGAAGTTCCACCAACCAACAATGAAAGATTGCTGGGAGCAGCAGGCAGAGTTGGAAGAGTTCTCAAAGCAACAGTATTGGAGAATGCAGATGTGCTTCCTGTTGCAAAGGCTTGTACACGATACCAGTAATTGCTGTCTTGAGAAAGTCCCTTTACAGAGGTTTCTGTGGCTCCTGCAACCAATCCTTCGATTAAAGTAAATGATGAACCATTCAAGGATTGATATAGATAGAATCCAAGTTCATTTGTGGAATTATCAGTCCAAGCAAGATCAACTCTATTTTGTACAATTGAAGTGGCAGTTAATCCACTAGGTGCTGTAATACCAATTGAAGGTGGTTTGATAGTATCAGTTGTAACGGATACAACCTCAGATGTTGGTCCTTGCTTACCGTCCAATACAGCAGCAACCTGATAATAATATGTTGTTCCAGGAGTTAAACCTTCATCAATAAAGGCTCTTGTAAACTTATTGAGATCAACTTTTTCTTGAGTAAAGGGTCCCTTTGGATCTGTTGCACGGAAAAGTATAAAAGTATCTGCTTTTTCAGGATCATCAATTGTGAAGGTAACGATAACACCTGTAGTTGTGTCGTTAGGATCTGGATTAGCATTAAGATTCTGTGGTGTTACTGCTCCACTTTCTGGAGTTGGTCTTGAAGAACTATTGTCAGAAGAACTTGAAGAAATGTCCAAGATAGCCAAATTCTGTTGTTCAAAGGCTCTTGCTTCAGTAATAAATGCAGATGCAGCACTTGGATCAATTCTGTGACCAAATTGATTCATGAATGCATTTTCACGGAGATTTAGTGTATAAACCAATCCGTTGTACACGATGTTTTGCGGAAGATTTCCAAGATACCGTGAATTCTCTAAAAGAAAACGGTTATTGGCTCCTGCGAGACCCGAAAGATATTGGCGAAGAATATTGCGATCCATGGACTATTCCTATTTATATTTGTTCGAAATCAAGTTCTATAGTAAATTTTGAATAAGTTTTCATTTATAGAGTTATCATTCCATTGTAGTATAGTGGAATTTTCATCTATATTTTGCGTAGTCAAACCAGTAGGAGTATTTGGTGGATATCCTATAATTCTTATGAATTTAGGACCTGTCAATGAAGAAGGGCCACCAGAATTGTATGATTGAATCTTATAGAAGTAAGTAGATCCAGATATGAGAGAAGAATCCGAATATGTTGTAGCCCCTGTTGTACTAGCAGTTAATTTATAGTTGGAATCTGTCAATGAACGATAAATTTGATATCCATCTGGTTCACCATAAAGGCCCAATTCACCCTTGTTCCAATTTAATATTACGGTATTGAGATTTATTTCACTAATTGCTAATGTAAAGCCAATCGGTTCAGAAGGTTCTACAACTCCAGGAGATGGTGGAAGCGTTTTTGATTTCGAAGGTGGTGGTTTTGAAGAATTACCTGAATATGATGCTTGAATACTATATGTATATGTGATTCCTTTGGTAAGACCAGAATCAATATATCCTCTGACATCACTTGCAACAAATGTCAAGCCCATGAGAGGACTATTTGCTCTTAAAATTTCAAATCCATCAATTACTGTTTCTGGATCATAAACCCAATTTAAAATTACAGCATTTTCACCAAACTGAGAAACTGAAAAATCTTCCGGTGTTGGAATTTCATTGGTTAAGAATATAGTTGGCCCAACAATAGGAGATGAACCAAAACTATTAAAAGCCCAAATTATAAAACCATATGCTGAACCCGAACTTAATCCAGAAAATACATAACTTGTGGTTCCAGTTCCAATTTTTGCGGCTACTGTTGCACCAAAGTTATAGGTATTTCCGGAAAAGAATATACTCATTGTTCATACATTTTATAATTGTGTGATTCCTGTTAAAGTATTTCCAGATGTATAGAACCAAGAACCAATTTCTCCACTTACTGTTGGAAGAGTAATTCCTTGCACTATAAATGTTGTTCCTGGTTTAATTGTAACTCTCCACCACGAACCTCCAGTAGGCCCAGGAGCGCCACTGACAACATAATTTGTCGTATAATTTATTCTGTCAAGAACATTTGTTCTTATTGTATATCCGCCCAATTTTGAATTACAATCAGAAAGAACATTATTCAAATATTGCATGTCATATATGTAAGTTGTATCGCCACTCAATGTATAGTCTCTTGCATAATTGATACCAGATTGTATAGTCAAAGAGTCCATCGGTTTAAAGTTTGTTCCATAACATGCACCCCAAAGTTCTGCATTGAAGAATGCCGATGGATTCCACCAATTAAATGCTCTGGATCCTGATAAACATGCGTGTCTTATTAATTCATAGAAATAAGCACTATTACCACCAGCCACAGTAAATGTAATTCCAGCAACAGGATTGTATCCAACATTTACATCAGCATAATAAGCAACTGGTCGTTCCGCTGTGACACCTTGAGCAAAGGTTCTTTGTGTAGAAGAAGTATCCTGTCCCGGTAATGCATTTGGTTGACCGTAGAATCGAAGTGACGGAATGACTGGAACCATTGGAAGTTTTGGACTTCCTCGTTTTGCCAATCTCAATGTTTGCATGTCAAACAAGAATGGTAGCCATGCTATTGGGAATGGGTTTGGTCGTGTTTCTCCAGCAGATAATGGATCTCCTGAAGCTTTAAATTTTATTTTATCATAATTTGAACCATATAATACTGAATTTTCCCATCCAAAAGAATACCAACCATAAAAAGTTGGAGATGGAGCATTTCCCATTACATATTTGTAATTTATCGGATGCATTCCGAATGTAGAAGGTGATCCTTCATCGATGGCACCAATCCCAAAATAACTATAAGCGTCTGTTTGTATTGCATTTTTAAATCTTCCACCATCATAAGAATCATAACCCATCACCATTAAATCCAAAGACTTTCTTATTAAAGCAGCACCATACGATTCCCAACTCATGTACGAATCTGTTTCATCATATACCGTATCTTGAATTAAATAACCACATCCACCAAACGAAGACATAAAATCTTGCCAGGATGTTAAACCAAAGAAAGATTCTTTGTATCTTGGGTCATTTAGAATAGTTCTTTGGATTGCCGTATTTCCAGAACATGGATATATGCTGAACACAGAAAATGCGTCATTTACATTTTCTTGGTTATGAATAAAATAGTCACAATAAGAATCTAAATTTGTAAAATCAAGCATTACTTGATTCCAAATTTGTTGACCTAAACATATACCACCAGTAATCCATAGACCCCAATGGTTTTCATTCGTGCACTGACTGTAATTTATACTTTCTCCATCTTGATTAAAATAATTTCCAACTTGTCCACCAGAAGATCCCATTGACAACAAATCACTTTGCAAATTCCACAACCAACGATCACTCATAAATGATGGATAACATGCTCTGGTTCCGAGAGAAAATCCTTTTAAAATTCTTGCGTATCGTTTCAAGGAATTTGAATTTTGCCATTGAATGATATTATTTGGTGATAGCCAATGTTTATTTCCAGGTAAATACTCATAACTAAAAACTAAAGGATAGATATAAGTTAAACCATAAGAAGATCCAAAATTTGAAAAAGAAGATTCACTTCCATCGTAAATAATCGTTGTTCCGGTATTCCCATATACATTTGAATCAAATTCTGGTATTATGGGTGTAGAGACAAAATTTGATGGAGTAGAACCTTGATTAAAATTAAATCCTGCAAAATAATATGGTTTATCTGGAATAGAATTAAAAGTTCCATTTATCTGGAAAGAACTTATTTTTAATTTTTGATTGATTTTTGGTACAACATTTACAAGAACTCTCGTCCACCCAGATGCTCCAGCAAAACCCAAAGTTAAAGTAGATTCTCCAGAACTAATATTATTTCTTAGTTCCGGTTCAATCTGATACAAGAACGGAGCAAACGTGCCAGTGACATTTCCATCAAAATAATGAGATATTCTTGCATCTAGATTTTGAGTAATTCCTTCAGTTGCATTTATGTAATAAGAATAAGTGTATGTAACACCAGCCGTAACAGAAACATATCCTTGATTTTGAAGTTGAAAACGATATCCAGTAGGACCAGTCAAAGACAAACCGAAAGCCGACATACCCGCTGGTGGTGTAATTGAAACTGCATGATACAATGAATAACCGGAACCTGGTTGATTCCAAACAGTAGAGTTCAATAAATCATTTGAACTAGCTAAAAGATTTTGAGTTATTCCAGAAGAATAATAAAGAGTGTCATACACACCACGGGTGCTATGAGGCCAGGACCAACTAAATGCATAAATTGGCAATCTTGGATATGTGAATACCGCAACTGGACCAACCCAACCCGAATAACCAGAAATATCGCTAAAAGCCACAACTGCAAAATAATAAGTAGTTCCTGATGACAAACCAGTAAGTTCAGAACTTGTAGTTCCCATGCTAACAGATCCCGCTGTAGTTGCGCCTAATATGAAAGTATTACCATCAATTATTATTTGATCTGAAAATAGTGGATTTAGGTCTGGCATTTTAGTCAGTTCTATAATAAATCTTAAACTCTGTTTCGTTTATTGAATTATCTTGCCAAGTTAAGGTGGCTTCTGTAATATTTATATCAGAGGCTGTCAGACCTGTGGGTGTTTCGGGTGGTGTTGGAATCACAGACGGAGCCGTTTGATATCCCCCATCTGTATCAGATTCCGAAGAGAATGAACCAACTTCTTCAAGTTGTGCCATTTCCATGAAAGCCGTGGCTTGCTCAATAGAAATTGCATGACCATGTTGATTGACATACATATTCAATTCTTGGTTGAATGCGTATAGCAACCCATTATAATTGAACTGTTGTGGCAGCGAACCAATACTCTGCTTGGTTTCCAACAAAGTTTTTTTGGTATTCTTAGAAAGAGTATTATAAGAAAAGATTCGATTTATTTCTTGTGCAAGAGTATTGGTCTTTGGTTTGGGGTTATTCAAAGACTCAACAAAATACTCAAACTTTTGTTTTCTTTTCTTTTCTATGAATTTTTGAGTATAGCGATAGGTTGGAACGCCTTCTGGTCCCCGGTTTGCTCTATTAAAGTTGTCAATAAATGATTGATTTGGGTGTTTCATGAATTGCTTGACCAACCTCTATTCGCTGCTATAGTATTTAGACCATGAACAACAGAGAACTTGAAGACTTGATTTATGAGTACGGTGAGACGATGAAGCACATTGGGCGCTGTGAAACCAATGACAAATCCAGCACCAAGGAATACAACAAACTGATTTCCGAGAAGGAAAAGATTGTCTCAAGGTTTGATTCATATTTCAAGGGAGACATCAAACTCAGAAAGACGCTTGGAGTTTAAATGTTATCCCCAAACGTAGCCTTTATTATCTTCTGTACTTGGTCGGGTGCATAATGCTTCAATTTTTGCATCAACTGTTTTCTCATCTCACGGTTCCAAGCAGCCAATCCAACTTTGGTAGCATTTGTTCCGGTTCCGGGAGTCACGGATTGCTCAACATTGTAAAGATTGCCTTCTTTTAATTTTTTCATGTAAATATTTAGTAGCGTATATGATGTAACGGTAGCATGCCAGATTTCCATTCTGGCCGTCTGGGTTCAAATCCCTGTATACGCATTTATGACAAGATATAGAAAAAAATCAACACAACCAAAGCGTAAGCCAAAGAAGCCTGTTAAAATTGTCAAGCCAGTATATCCTGAATATATTGAAAAATTTATTCAGGAAGTGGAATCCAAGACACCTTTCAAAGTCAAAGTTGACCAATACGAAGAAGGTGCAGCCTATCATATAGGGGTGAACCAAATCGTTGGGAGAGTTCAAAGATGTGTTTGGATGGTTGGATTTGCCACAGGTTCAGAACATTTACAGTCGTTTTGGAGTTCTTTGGCAATGAAAGATGTGACTATAAAATCAACCTAAATATTTGTAACATGTACGACAAATATAATACAGTATCTGGAATAACTGCAGGAACAAGTAAATTACCACCTCACAAAGGAATTTTAGTAGTTCCTCAAGGATCTGCTACTCCAACCTTAAATACTTGGCTTCGTGATACTTCTCTTGGCGCAACAGTTACCGTAGGATTTACATTTGCATCTGCAACAACTGCAGGACCTCAGATTCTTCCAATTGAAGTCTATGCCGTAACTTCAATAAATGGTGCTTGTGCATATCGTTTGAACTAATTTATGTCTAGCGAAGTCCGGTGTCTGGTTACGAACAGGAGATTAGATCCCGGAGAGTGGTATTGGTATTCATGGGAACTTGAAGCCCCCATTTCGGCTCCCGGAATGGCTGAAATAGAAAATCGTCGCCATAATAAGGGCGACGATTTTGCTCAAATAATCTGGGAAGAATGGGAATGGACTAGGGAAATTGGATTCCCCGAAGATTAACTGCCTCTTCTCATCTCGGAAATAATTTTTTTGATCTTTTTATTGACACTCTCTCTAAATGTGGCTGGCTTTGACCAAGCCCCACCTGCTGCAGCAGGCTTTTCTTCGTGGGGTGGGACAAAATCTTCTTCTTCGGGAGCAGTTTCACCTCTGTAATGGGCACCCATGACTCTTGCTGCTTCCTCTGCTTCTTCTTTAGTCTTATACCAAGGTTCTGGGTGTTCTGTTGTCGTTGGTTCCATAGGAACATTGAAGTTTGTATTAACAGAATCAGGATCTGCAAGGTTAGGAATGTGATCCCCATCTTCGTCTTCCTGAGCCTCTGCTGCAACATCATTTGCATCACCAACAGCAGCCAGTTCTTTGGCGCTCAATGCCCGTCTTTCACCTCTTGCACGAATTTCAGCATCAATTGCGGCCTTTGCATCAAGATCGGGCCCTTGTTCGACTCTTTTTCTTGCTTCAGAAAGCATCTCAGCACCTTTGATGTGAGATTGCATTGCGGCGTTCTTTAAGGAGTGAATCCAACTATAATAACCTTTATTGTTCTTCATAAAATTATTTAGATTTGACATTTTGTTGGCTTGATATATACTCATATCATGAGTGCAGGAAAAGGTGATTCATATCGGCCAGTAAACTACAAAATTTACTGTGAAAATTGGGAGAAAATTTTTGGATGTCCAAAGAAGACCAAATCAAAAAACTCCAAGAAAAGATCCAAGAACTCCAAAAATTGAACCGTGAGATAACAGTTTCGGCTGGAAAACTCGCAGCAGAAAACATGGAACTCAAGAAAAAACTTGACAAACCCAAAAAGAAGTGATATACTTTTATCATGCCTAATTCAAAGCAACGCATTACTAATCGTAAGCACAAGAGAAGCCATGAACTTCGTAAGCGTCAACGGGCTGCTAGCCTGATGAACGCAAAGGTTGGAACACTCCGAGAGCTTGACCGGATTGACCAACTTCCTAAGTCTGTCAAGCAAAAGAGATTGCCGAATGGCTAATTCCACACAGATGTCCATTGAGGACATTCGCAAAAAGTTTGATAAGATTGATTGTTTCTTCACCTATTATGATGGTGAAAAGGCCACCTTTGATTTCTATGGCTCTGACATGAATGGCTATGAAGTCAGAATTTCCTTGGGTGGTTGTCCTGCTTGGATAAAGAACCTTTCGTTTGGTGCAAAGGATGCCCTAAATATCAATGATGCACTAACTCGTCATGTACGATACCTTTCAGTGACGGACAATCATGGAAAAGTTCTGTACGAGCAGTTTTTTGATGTAAACTAAAAGGAAATTATGAATAACTCAGACTACAATGACTTTGATCAATGGCAAAATGGAGATTATGAGGAAAACAATCCAAATAATCATTTTCCATTCAATTTTTGGAAATTCAATTACAATCCAAAATATTCCGAACAATTTCGGAAGATGTTTGAAAACATGAACAAGGGTGAAGGTATGGATGATCTTGCAAATTACCTCAATCTAAATGAGGCTTTGAAAGAACATTCAAAACAACAGAATAGAAAGAATGCAAAAAAGACTTACAGAAAGTCTACTGTTGTGCAATTTACTCATGATGAATACATGAGATTGATTGAGATTCGTGGATATTTGGCAATCACTGAGCAATATGCCCATGTGAAGGCTTTGGATAAAGTAATCAATCAAATTCAGATGATTCCGATACCTCCTAGACAAAAGGATTAATTATGACTACATACAAGCCAGGTGAAGGTTATGACAAAGGTTTTGGTTGTCGTATGAATGGTGGTGAACTTCCAAATCAAGCAGTCTTTTCAATCGATCCCTATTGGAAGGAATACAAGACTGGTTGGGAAGATGCAGATACCAAGATCATCAACGAAGCCAGAGAAAGAAACTCTTGCACAAAACCCAAGTGCTGCAAGAAGAAAAACTTTATTCAGGATTGATAAAAGCCCCGAAAGGGGCTTTTTTTATTTTACTTTGCTTTAAGCAGTGTAGAACCACCATATGCTGGTGATTTGGCAAGATGAGTTTCATCTAAAGTATGTGTGGCTTCTAAATCCAATTCTTTTAACAGTTCATCAACATGACCTCTTTTATCATGTTCTTGTTCTCGGTGATGCATAACTTTAAGACCCTGTGCATTCCCAAGAATACTTACATCATCTCGTTTAGTTCTTATTGCTTGATGTGTTAATTTAGACAAATAATTGTGTAAAACTTGATATTCTGGGATTCCACGGGATGCTGTATGTGATACTGGTTTTTTTATAAATTTTGAAACTATATCTCTAATAACTGGATATATTTCAAAACGTTTACCGCTGGAACTTTTTTTTCCTTCTTTTCGAATGGTTTCTTCAACATCAACTGTCTGAGTAGTTCCTTTTTGTTCTATCTTAGATAAAGTTTTCTTAATATCCTCTACAGAAACAGTTTCTGGATTGTTCTTTCCCAATGCCATTCTTGTTAATCTTAATAAAGTTTTTGGAATTGAAATTTTAGTTTCTTTGTGAATTAAATAACCTTTTTGAACTTGTTTACTAATAAATCCAGATTCAATTCCAATATGATGCATGGCTCCTGTTTTTGGATGTTTATACCCAACAACAATGTCTGAATCGCCTTCGGGTATTACAGCAAATTCTTTGTGTTTTAAATCTTCCACTTTTTCTACATGTAATTTTTCATCAAATCCCTCTGGATGATCTCTTCGACGTAAAATTTTTTGTTTGAATTGTTTTCTTGTCAATAAATCAGTTATACCACCAAGTACCATTTTTTCTCTTTCTGGCTTGGTTTTTGGTATTTGCAAAGGAAAATTTATTCTTTGAGCATTTCTTGATTCTTGTTCAACTGTTTCTGTTTTTTTTGGAATAGAAATAGTTAACATCGTTCTATTTCCTTTGGTAACTAATTTTTCTTGTTCTTTAGAAACTCCTTGTGCAACTTCACCGGAGTCAGCTTTTGATCCTGCATCCGGACCATCAAATTTATCTGGATCAACGTCATTGGTTTCAGTTAACAATTCAGAAAAAAAAGACAAATCAACATCCTCCATAAAGTTTTTTGCAGGATATGATATCCAATGCAATTCATGTTCTGCACTCAATGGATTCAATGACTTGACTGCAATCTTTCCACCCTTGTTTCTTCTTTGAAATCTTTGAAGATAATTCTTGGTATCGCCTTCGGGAACTTCTTTCCAAGTTCTTGCTGCTTTCAATTGCAAAAACTCTTCTGGGCAGACTTCAAATACTTCGCAGTTGTCAAAATATCTTGGTTGTTTTCTTCTCTGAAGAGGCATTCCAAGTGGTGGATCAAATCCGGAGATGCCACCTTGATTGATGTCTCCTCCTTGTGCAGGAACACCCAAAGCACCAGCACCACCGCCTGTTGACATATCTTCAAGCAATTCCAAGTAACTCAATTCTCCGTTTGAATATTGAGTTACGAATCCTTCCACCAAGCAATGAAACTGCTCTTGGGTGATGTCAAAACTTTCTACTTCTTCAGAAAATATTTGAAGCGTTGAGAGATAATTTCCAAGCCTTGCCCGTGTCATTCCATATGGCAATTGATCAAAAATTTTCTTTAACTTTATTACAAGATATTCAAAGGGATCAATGCTGCTCTCTGGCTTTAGAACATTTCCCTGTGCATCGATCAATCCAACAGAATACGCTGTCAAAGACGTATAGGGGCTGCTGAGGGCATCAGCCAACTTATAAAAATAAAAGGATGGAACTAGATTACCGGGACGCATCTAGAAATATTTAGTTTTCTGTTTGAGAGAGTTTTCTGTCAACCCTGGGATCCGTGTTCAAATCTGAATATTTGACTTCCGGTGAATTTTTAATGTTAAATTCCAAAAACACGGTGAAAGATTTGAGATATGAATGGAGTCTAGGTTCCAACTTGAAAAACAAAATTCGGGAACAATTTTGGTCCCCGAATACGTTTCGCAAAATTATTAGATGGTTTATTATTAACCGTTCACGAATTGACTTTAAGGTCTTGTGTTTGTGAATCTTTTGCAATAATCTTTTTATATATTTTACTCTTTTAAGGTCATCAACGAACTCATTCTTTCCAGAACATTCTGGATTAAAATAATATCTCTGACAGAATTCAACAAAGTTTTCTTCTGTCAGAGAGTTTATTTTTTCTTGCATCAATAAGTTAATGTTTGCATCCACAATCAGAATCTGCCATGTCACTGTTGTATGAAGAAGAATTGGCTGGAACAATCATCATTCCGACTTTACGAAGACCATTGGGCATCTTTTGGACGGATACTACTAGATTCAATGAGTGGCCAAGTTTTTCCTTGATTCCATCACCTTGCTTGAAGCCTGTCTTATTGATGTCATCGTATGGGTTTTGCCCGTAAACACCAAGTTGTGGGCTTCCGTATTGAACCAGTTCATATACATTTTCACCATCGTTGACTCGTCCACTGCAAGAGAAGTCAAGACCGAAGTGATTCAACTTTTGCTTTACGATGCCTGTTAGACCATCTGGGTCGATGTAATCTCTGTTTGAGAATGTGTGGAGAAGGGCATTTATTGCATCAATCGACCGAGGAAGTTTGAGATTAAATGTTCCCTTGTCCGAAAGAGCTGAAACTTTTCCTGCTCCTTGGGGATCTCCGATGTATATACCACCACCGAAGGTGTGCTCGGGAGCATTTTCTACCAGTGTGTTGATTTTTGAAAGTAATTGTTTGAATTTCATGGCTTCTCTTCTATTTAGATTAATTTTTACTGTTTCTGTTTCGGATCAACCCAAAAAGATCTGGGTTATAAATTTTGTTCTTCATGTTCTTCAAAGCATATTCGGCAATATCTTCGGTCAATTTTTTCCACTTTCCACCTTTGCCCTTGTAGCATTTTGCAGCCCAAGCATTGGCGTAGGCTGAGGGATATACATCAAATTTTTGTTTTGCTTGTGCAATGCATGAAGACCATTTCTTTGGATTCTTTGGCTTGTTCTTGGCTTCCTCCAAGACCTCAGACTCCTTCAACATAGATGAGACAGATTGGGAACTCCAAGTCTTGCAGGCCCAATAACGAGCCTTCCAGCGAGGACCTGGATTGGCGCAGTTATGGCGAGCGCGGAAGTTCTTTCTCCGTGCAGG